ATATGCCTCCATTTTAGGAAAATATTTAAGCCGAGGAGTGTGGTTCAGGTTCAAGTCCTGAACACTACTTTGTGTGTATGGCACGACCCATACCGCAACCACAGCGTTATGTGGATATAAAATACAATTCTTTTTATATTGGTTTTTTCAGTTTATCATTTTTCATTTACAGAATTTTAGATCAGTTTAACGACTGGTCTTTTTTTATACGATTTTAAATCGAAAGTAGGGAAACAAATGAGCAACGAAACAAATAAACAATACAATTTAGATATTTACGATCCATTTGAAACTATTGGTTTTTATGATATGCCAATTATACGGAAAACGGAACATATGCCAAAAAGTTTATTAGGTTTTAACTATGCTAAATCGTCCCAAAAATATGAGTCAGGAATCCATTTTTTTCTTGATGATTATCAATTTGAAAGAATATGGCGTAGCCCTCAAATTTATATAAATATGTTAAGTAAATTCGATTGTGTACTAACTCCAGATTTTAGTTTGTATACAGATATGCCTAAAGCAATGATGATTTGGAATACATATCGGAGTAGGTTATTAGGTAATTTTTGGCAACAAGAAGGATTGACTGTCGTTCCAACTGTATCATGGGCTGATGAAGATAGTTTTGATTTTTGCTTTGATGGATTGCCATTAAATTCGACTTTAGCAATATCAACAGTAGGCGTTAAGCAAACGGAAAAAGCTACACAGATATGGATCAAAGGATTTAAGGAAATGATAGAAAATTGCCACCCTAAAAAACTTATCGTGTACGGTCCTAAACTTGACTATGATATGCCTGGTGGTATTGATATTATTTATTTCCCAAATGAACAAACAGAACGTTTACATAAATTGGAGGCGAAAAGTAATGGGCGGAAGAGGGTCAAGAACAACAGGAAGATCAAATAAAAGAAGTAGAGTAATTACCGCAAAAGAATGGGCTAATATGCCTGGGAGAGTAAAAGTTAAAATTGCGTTGAAAAAGAAAGTAAAAGCTGGCACAGCTACTAAAAACGATATAAAAAGTCTGAGAAACTTGGAAGATATGCACGCTCAAAGGGCTGGATATAAGAATAAAAAAGATTTTGATGCTCATGCCAAAAGCAGAGAGGCAACTTTAAAAAGAAAACAAGAGCAAGAAATACATGCTAAAGAACGTTGGAGGCAAACAACAACAACAACTTATCAACGTGCAAGAAGAGGCATTGAGTCAAAGTTTAATGAGTTTTACTTTAGATCACGGAAGTAAAGTGGAATGTTCAAGGGATTGAGTGTTTTTTATGCAATTTAGGAGGCTATTTATATATGGAAGTACGAAATTTAAAGATTGACGAAATTAAACCATATGAAAACAATCCACGTAACAATTTGGATGCAGTAGATGCAACAGCTAACTCAATTAAGGAATTTGGTTGGCAACAGCCTATTGTGGTGGATAAAGATATGGTTATCATTGCCGGTCACACACGATACCTTGCAGCGAAGAAACTAGGTTGTGATACAGTTCCAGTTGTGGTTGCGAGTAATTTAAGTGATGAACAAGTTAGAGCTTATAGATTAGCTGATAACAAGACTGGGGAACTAGCTGAGTGGGATTTTAAATTATTAGATGATGAATTACAAAATATTTTAGATATTGATATGGAAGATTATGGATTTAATTTTGATGATACAGAAGTAGATGATATTGATGTTAGTGATAAAGATTTATCAGAAACATTTAATGAAAAATATGAATTAAAAGTTATTTGTGATAATGAGAGTCAATTAGAAAAATTATATAACGAATTAACAGAAAGGAAACTAGAATGCAGCATTTTAGCATAGATAAAAAGAATAAAGTTGATAAAACTTTTAGAGTATCTAAAATTATGGCTGATTTTGATGTTGATCCTAAACATTCTAATGAACATTTTGAAGGTGATTTTGATTTACCAGAAGAATGGAACGTAGGTATTATTGTTGGAAAATCAGGAACAGGTAAAACAACTATTGCCAAAAATATGTTTGGAGAAGAATTAATTTCAGGTTTTAAATATAATCACAAATCAGTTATTGATGATATGCCTAAAGATAAAAATGTTGAAGAAATTTCCAAAGCCTTCTATTCTGTTGGCTTTGGTTCTGTTCCTTCTTGGTTAAAGCCTTATGCAGTATTAAGTAATGGAGAAAAGATGAGAGTTGATATTGCTAGGTCAATTTTAGAAAAAGATTTTATTGTATTTGATGAGTTTACTTCTGTTGTAGATAGGGAAGTAGCTAAAGTTGCATCTATGGCAGTTTCAAAAGCAATTAGAAAACAAAATAAAAAGTTTATTGCAGTAACTTGCCATTATGATGTAATTGACTATTTAGAGCCAGATTGGATATTTAATACTGATACAATGACATTTTCTTTTATGAAGGGCGACGACCTAAACAAACGTTCACAATTAGAAAATGCCACAGATCAGAGTGGAGAAAATTTAGGAAGTATCATTATTTAAATTCAGATATTGCAACTCCAGCACAATGTTTTGAATTGCTTAATAGCAACGATGAACCAATAGGATTTATCGCATATGTTACTCAACCTACTAAGCATAAATTTTATGGGAAATATAGAGTGCAAAGAATAACTAGATTGGTAATTTTGCCAGATTATCAAGGTATTGGTTTAGGGACAAAATTATTAAACTTTATGGGAAAATATTTAAAAGAAAAAGGTTATATGTGTTCTATCAATACAACAGCCAAGAATCTTATATTTGCTCTAAGTAAAAGTGAAAAGTGGAGTATGAGAAGTTATAGCAAGAATACTGCGCCGGCAAAGTGGGATAGAAAAAGACCAACAAAACCTGAAAATGCGAGAATTGGAGTTAGAAAGGCTTGTTTTATGTTTAAGTAAAAGAGGTGATTAGTTTGTGGCAGTGGGAAGATATCAAAAGTGGTTAGAACCAGAAAATTTATTGTTGTTGCAAGGCTGGAAACGTGATGGCTTAACGGATGAGCAAATTGCCGAAAAAATTGGTATCTCTCCACGAACTTTGGAACGTTGGAAAAATAATCATAGTCAGATTTGTCAGGTATTAAAAGTGGGAAAAGAACAGGCAAATTTTATTATTGAAAACGAACTGTTTAAGAAAGCCAAGAATGGAAATGTTACAGCAATGATTTTTTATTTAAAGAACAACTGGAGAGAAAAATATAACGATAGCCAGTTATCACCAGATGAACTCAAACTTGCCAAAGCTAGATCACGTAAAACAGATGCAGAAGCAGACATTGCAGAATACAAGGCTAAAGTGCTTGAAGAAAGTGGGTCAAGTGGAGTTGAGTTACTGAACGAATACCTAGACAAACTAGACGCTTTGGCAGATAAGGAAGTGAAAGAAGATGGGACTAAGGCAGATGTATAGTGAACGTCAAATTGAAGTCTTGAGGAAGTACAAGCAAGGCTTTCGATTGATGATTAACTATGGAGCTAAACGTTCAGGAAAGACTGTAATTGATAATGACTTATTTCTGATGGAATTAAGAGCAGTTAGGAAACGAGCTGATGCCAAAAAGATTAGAGAACCACAATACATTTTAGCCGGCGTTTCATCTAAGACGATTGAACAGAACATACTTAATCCATTACGGAACAAGTATGGGATAGAGTTCAAGTTTGATAAACATGGAAATTTCACTTTATTTGGTGTTAAAGTCATTCTAGCTTATACAGGTTCTATTGGTGGTTTAGGAGCTATCAGAGGTTTAACAAGTTTCGGCGCATATGTGAATGAGGCTACAATGGCAAACAAATACGTATTCAAAGAAATTATGGATAGATGTTCAGAAGATGGAGCTAAAATTATATGCGATACTAACCCGGACCACCCACAACACTGGCTTAAGGTTGATTATCTAGACAACGATAAGCCAGAAGTAAGAACAGTATCCACGCATTTCACACTGGAAGATAACGAAGCTTTTTTAGGCGAAGAGTATATCAACGACCAAAAGGCTATGACGCCAAGTGGCATGATGTATGAACGAGATATATTGGGGCTTTGGGTATCAGGGGAAGGTATGGTTTACCAAGATTTTGATAAGAAACGTATGTTAGTGGATAAAGTTCCAGAAGATTTACATTACTATGCCGGCGTTGACTGGGGCTTTGAACATAAAGGCTCAATAGTGTTATTTGGAGATGATGATAAAGGGAACACTTATCTGATTGAAGAACATACCAAGAAACACAAATTCATTGATTATTGGGTCAAGATTGCTAAGGATATTCAGAAGAAATACGGTTATGACGTTACCTTTTTTATAGACGGTGCAAGACCTGATAATTATAACGAGTTCTTACGTAACGGAATAAGTGCCAGAAATGCAAATAAGGCACGAATGGCTGGAATCGAAAGCGTGGCTAAACTGATGAAGTTAGGACGCTTTTTTGTTTTGGAGTCAGCAGTGCAATCGTTCCTAGATGAAATCTACACTTACATTTGGGACGAAAACACAGGCGAACCAATCAAACAAAACGACGACGTAATGGATGCTATGAGATATGCAATTTATAACGAGCATCTAAACAATGACGCTCAGTTTATCAATTCAATTTATATTTAGGAGGTGGGAAACGTGGCAGATAGTACGAAGATTGCAGGCAGTGCTTATATATCTAAGGAAGGCTTGTATTTATATCCAAATGAAGATCTAACAGGCGAAGATGTTTTAACTTTCATCAACTATAATCGTGGTATTACAACGTATGGAGAGAACTACCGTTACTATACCGGCGAACATAAGATTTTAAAAAAGAAGTTTGACCCTAAGAGTTTCAGACCAGATAACAGAATAATCAGTAATTGGGCTAATTATGTTGTAGATACGTATATCGGATATTTCATGGGAACGCCAGTTAAAATTCAGTTAGAAGATGATAGCAAGAACAAGCTATTGCAGAACTGGTTGAAGATTAACACGTTCCAAGACAAATTATCGGAAGTAGCCAAGCAAGTGGCAATTTATGGATTATCCTACATGTTGGCTTATCAAGATGAAGATAGTAATACTTGTGTGGCAGTAGTTCCACCAGACGAGGGCTTTATTATCTATGATACAAGTATCAAGCGTAAGCCATTGGCATTTGTCAGATATGCTTATTTCAATTCTGAATTAGTTGGAGAAGTCTATACTGATAGCAAGGTTTATAGTATCGACAAAGACGGAATGCTTGAAGAAACAGGAGCTATTGTTCCATTTAAGGAAGTTCCGGCAGTTGAATTTTATGCTAACGAAGAACGTTTGTCGTTAGTTGGAAAGATTAGAACTCTAGTTGATGAGTATGATAAAGCTTTCAGTCAGAAAGCAAACGAAATTCAGTATTTCGATCAAGCTTATCTATTTTTATTAGGACTTAATTTACCTAAAGACCCAGAAACAGGCAAGCCAATTCTTGACTTTAACGGAGATAAGAAGGTATTTTATGACCCATCTCCAGAATCAGCTAACGCAAAGGTTGAGTTCCTAGCCAAGCCAGATAGCGACAACATGCAAGAGAACATGCTCAATCGTTTAGTGAATGACATTTTTCAAACAGCAATGGTTGCCAATCTTAATGATGAGGCGTTTAGTGGTAACTCTAGCGGTGTGGCTATTAGATACAAGTTGCTAAGTATGCAGAATCAAGCAGCATTAGAAGAGCGTAAATTCACGATAGCTTTAACCAATTTCTTAGGAAATGTTGTAAGTCTAGGCAAGGTTATCGGAAGTATTACAACTGATGAAGTCAAAGCTGGATTATCGTTGACCTTTAAACGCAACATGCCAGTAAACGATGCAGACGAGGCGAACACAGCCAAGAGACTTGAAGGTGTAGTATCTAAGGAAACGCAACTTAAAGTGTTATCTATTGTTGACGACCCTAAGGCAGAAATCAAGAAGATTAATACAGAAAAGGAAAATCTTATTAAACAATCGTTACAGAACTCAATTAATGCGACTGATATGTTTAAAGGCGGTGTAACTGATGCAGAACCGGAAGAACGAGGAGTACTGGAAAGCCAGGGAGCAAGCCGAGAAGAAGTGGATAGCTCAGAACCTAGAGAACGATAGAAAGTTTAATAACAAACTTACTGAATATTATGAAAAGGCTATTGACGATATTTACAACAAGATTGATGCAGAGTATCAGAAAATAGCCGAAGTACATAATAATGGAATCGGCATTACTGGAGCTTACAGAGCGGTTAATGAGTTTGACATAGAAAAATACGAGCGTGAGGCAAAAGAGCTTGTGGCTAAAGCAAACAGGCTTAGAAGTCAAGGCAAGAAAGTATCCTATAAAGACTTTACGCCAGAAGAAAACGCACGTATGAAAGTCTACAATGCTACCATGCGACTTAATCGACTTGAATATCTAAAATCACAAGTAGGACTTACTATGGTTGACTTAGGTATGAATGTAGATAACGATATGCGAAACAAGATCCAAGATGATTATATGGATGAAGTCAAACGTCAATCTGGTATCTTAGGAGAAGATTTAACCAAGACGTCGTTATGGACTAGCAAGGAAGTCGCTACGGTTGTAATGGCTCAAACAGGTAGCGCCAATTTTAGCCAACGTGTGTGGGCAGATACGGACGCTTTAAAGGCTGAGTTAGACGCAGTTATATCAACAGGTATCATACGTGGAGATAATCCACGAGAGATGGCAAAATTGCTTAAAGAACACGTTAGAACAGTGGTTACTAACCACAGATACGTTACTGAAAGACTTGCAAGAACTGAGAGTGCTAGAGTGCAGTTTGTGGCTCAAAAGAACTCACTGATTGAAATGGATTATAGATTTTGCAAGTGGCACGCAGAACCTGGTATGTGCAAGATTTGCAGTGATATTTATAGGCATGATACCAAGTGGGGACGTGGCGTTTACGAAGTAGATAACGTGCCAACAGTTCCGGCGCATCCTAATTGCAGATGTGGTATCAGCGCTTATTGGGTTGATGGTGCAGACAATTCTTATAAAGCTAACGTAAAAGAGAAAGTTCCAGAAGAAAATGATAAAATTAGAGAAGAAGTTAAACCTAAGAAATCATTCTTTAATTATGTTAATAACAACGTTGAGAACTATTTTGTTAAGACGTTCGGAAAAACTGATGCCGGTACTTATATCAAGGAAATCAATGACACGCTCAATAAAGCTCCAGAAGAGATGCAAATTGTATGGAAGAAAGTAAGCAAAGATTTTCAACTTGAAACCACAAAAGGTGGGGCGTTCTATCGTGGGGCTGATAAGACTGTTTATATCAACAAGAAGAGCTTTAACGCTACTAATGATATGAACTACTATGAACGTAAATTTGACGTATTCTATCATGAATTCGGTCATTATATAGATGATAATCTAAGTAATAGATCTGGCATACTTTCCAATCATTTAAGTTTTGGAAGAATTGCTGACAAGATGGACGAAGATTTAAAGGCGTACATTGAGGCTAACACAACGAAACCAAAGATAGAGATTTCCGAGTACTCAGCAGATAGAAAAAAGGCGTATGTTGATGCTTATGATGGTTGGTTAAAAGTCAAAAAAGATGGTACTCTAACTAAAGCGTCAGAGAGAATGCTTGAAAAATCTATTGAATATGACCGTAGAAAACAAGCGTTCCACAAAATCAGATTGGAAGTTATAACAGGCGATTATATCAAACAAGATTATGGCGATTTATCTGACATGTTGGAAGGCTCAGGAGCTGGAGATCATCCTTTAGGTGTTGGTCATGGTCCTAAGTATTGGAAAACGTCATCTAGGCTAATTAGTTTAACTAAAGCTGAATTTACAAATTATAGACGTGGTACTGAATTTTTTGCAGAGGCAACAAGCGCCACAATCAATAATCCTAAGTCGTTGAAACTAATCAAGAAGTATTTTCCAAGTGCTTATGATGAGTATTTGAAGATAATCAAGGAGGTTGCAAGCCGTGAAGAATAATGCAGAATTTAAGGACAAATTCGGAGAAGATATCAAAGAATTTGTTTCCAGTCATTATCCAGTAGATGATGGCAAACTTAAGGAGCTACTAACTGAGTATATAACCAAGTTTGTAGTACCTTATCCAACATTTGGACCGTTGGAAGAAGAACTTTTACAGCATTGTCTGAAAATTGGCAAGTCTATTGATGATTTGCCAGAAGATGACGAAATTTACAACAAGTATTATAGCGAAGATATTTTATATTAAGCATTCACATTGTGAGTGCTTTTTTGTACATAAATTTAGGCATTTCAAATCGCAAAAATACATGACTTTTTCCATGTTTGAAGTCAATAAAGAACAACTTGAGTAAACAGTCTCCCATGACGTTAAATGCGAGTAGGAGGTCCAATTATGGATGTAGAAGAAACAACACAAGTAACTGATGTAAAGGACAATCAAGAAAACGTTGAAACGGTTGAAGAAAAGGACGTCCAAGATAAGAAACCAGTAGACGCTGAAAAGATTGCCAAGAAGTTACAAAAACGTATTAGTAAGGAACAAGAAAGTAAGCATCAAGCTTTAAAGGAAGTTGAGGAGCTTAAGGCTAAACTTGCTAAGTACGAAAACAACGATAAAGGTATTAAAGAATTGTCTGACGAAGAAAAGTCAAAGCGTGAATCCGACTCAAAGGATAGACGTATCCAAGAACTTGAGGGGATTATCGCACGCAACAAAGACTTAAAAGAAACTAAACAAGTTTTTGAAGAGTCCGGAATTTCAGTTCCAGACAATGTACTTGATATGGTCGTTGTGAATGACAATAAGAAGACCGTTGCTAACGTTCAAGCAATTACTAATTTCATTGAAAAAATCAAGGAAGATACACGTAATGAATTGTTAGCCGGCAGAACTCCACGAGTAACAGGAGTTAAGACAAAAATGACAAAAGAACAAATTAGAAATATCAAGGACACAGAAGAACGCCAAAAAGCAATGCGTGATAACTGGTCCTTATTTAGCTAGGAGGAGACAAAATTATGGCAGATCCAAAATTAATCAAAACACCAGATATGGGCGAAGTGCAAGCAAAGGACTTTGTGGAACAATTTTCCAAAAGTATCACAAAATTAACTCAAGCATTAAGTACTACACGTCCACAAGCTATGACTCAAGGTAATACTATCCAAATGTACAAGTTTACAACTGATATGGCTAGCACAACAAGCGTTGGCGAAGGGGAAGATATCCCATTAAGTGGTGTAAAACGCACAAAAGACCGTTCCTTTACTGTAAGTTTTGAGAAAGCACGTAAGGCAGTATCCATTGAAGAAGTTCAACGTGTTGGATACGATATGGCAGTTTTACAATCTGATAAGCGTATCTTACGTGAAATTCAAAAAAATGTTCGTAAAGGTTTCTTTGATTTCTTGGCAACAGCACCAACAGACTTAGGCGCTCAAGGCGGTTTACAAAATGCCATTGCTCAAGCAGTAGGTAAGTTACAAGTATTGTTTGATGATGACGCAGTAGACACAATCGTGTTTATCAACCCAATGGATGCAGCTAAATATTTAGGTGCAGCAGACATTACAAACGGTGCAAGCGTTGGCTTTGGTTTAACATTACTTAACAATTTTATGGGTGGAGTTACATTGATTATGAACTCCAGTGTTCCAGAAGGCACATTCTATGCAACTGTTAAAGATAACATTAACTTGATGTACTTAGACACAAACGGCGAAAGTCGCAAGTTGTTTGAAAACAAGTCTATTACAACAGACGAAACAGGTTTAATTGCTTTAGTTCGTGATGATAATACAACAAACTTAACTAACCAAAGCACATTATACTGGGGCATTAAGATTTTCCCAGAAGTTGCTAACGGAGTAATCAAAGGAACTTTAGCAGAACCAGTTAAAGCTAAATAAAGAGAGGTTAAAGTATGGAGCTATCAGACTTAAAAATCATGTTGGGGCTATCAGATGAAAACAAGGAGTCTGATAGTCTCTTGCAGTTAATCATAAAAAATACGGAGTTGTCATTGCGATTTAAGCTAGGTTTAAAGCCTGGCGAAGATATACCTAATGAATTATCATATATACCTTTAGAAGTCGCTATACGTCGTTTTAATCGTATTAAAAACGAAGGCATGACGTCCTACTCACAGGAAGGCGAATCTATCACGTTTAGTAACAACGATTTTGACGCATTTGAAAGCGATATTGAGGAGTACAAACGTAGAAACAATTCAGATGGATTGTTATATATGATTGATCCTTACAGGAGGTATGATGTATGAGATTTGATACTTTAGTTAGTTTCTATTCTGAGAGCCAAAAGCACTATGTTCCTACAATTCATGGATATATTGGTGGAGTTGAGTTTCTAGGAAGTTGTATGGCTAACGTTACAGACATAGGAACTAACAGAGCTATCCAGTTGTTTGGTAAGTTTGATGTTAATAGCCTAGTAATACGAGTTTCAGAATTGCCTTATCAAAATTGGGCGTTCGTTACTGTTGGGAACTCTAAAACTAAATATCGACTCCAGACAATGCGACAGACACAAAAAATGGCAACTTTGATTGTTGGGGAGGGCTAGGGTATGGCACGTAGGATTAAAATTACCGGTGTCAAGGAACTAAAATCTGCATTAGAAGGGAACGTATTACGCTTTCCGAATGAAGTTAATCAAATTGTGGCAAAACATGGAGCTAACTTGCAATCAACAACCATGAGCAACATGGACAGGGCTTATACAGCCGGATATAGTACAGGAGCAACTAAAAGGAGCGTTACTTTACGTAAAAGCAACTTTAAAGCCGAAGTACAGCCACGAACTAAGTATTTTCCATATCTTGAGTATGGAACTAGGTTCATGGCAAGGCGTCCTACATTAGGCCCAGCGTTTAGCAAAGTAGAGCCACAATTTCGTGGAGATTTAGAAAAGTTATTTAAGTAGGTGGAATCATGACACCAGACCAATTAATTTTTGACTATATTTATCAATTATCATTAAATTCTGGATATACAACATACGACCATTTACCACTAGGAAGCGAAAATGCACCTTATCCTTTCGTTTTAATCGGTTCAGTACAAACACTACCGGTTGTTACTAAAAACACAGTACAGGGGCAAATAGTGGCTAATATAGACGTGTGGGGAGATGCTGAAAGTCGTTTTGAAGTTTCCCAGATGATGAACGATATCTTTATACAGTGCATGCAACCAGTGAAATTAGGAGATACGTTTGTCAGATTACGTATAGATCAGTATGAAAATCAAATAATTCAAGATACAAGCGTTCCGAATACCGTGTG